TCCTAAGTATCTAAGGACTGGTTGTCTCCGATATGTTGTCAGTTGATGTGGTCGAAGATGAACTAAGATGAACGATGTGACTGGTTGTCTTCCGTTGTTGTCTGCTGTTGTCTTGGGTTGTCTAAGGATGTCCCTAATTCTCTTCAATAGATATAGGGGTCAGCCAGATAAATTTCTCAGCTAATGTCTAATGTCATCAGATATGCTTTCTGTTTCTCCCAGTCTGGCGAGGGATACAGCCTCCCTTCTCACGTTTATCCAGTGATTACAGTAGGTTAGCATAGATCAATCAAGATTTTTATAGGTTCACAGGAAATTAGACCCCCCGTACCCTAAATAAAACAACGATTTCAAAAAACAGGACTAAAGCTGTTCTTGTTGTTGTTGTTGTTCGGCCTTTGACACAAGAGCCTCCCACAGAAACACAATAAGGAACCCCAGATATGGCACTAGAGTCAGGAACATATATCAACTCATTGAATGCTTCGAACCCAGCCTCTACAGACGGCTTGGCGCAAGCTGATGACCACTTACGATTACTAAAAGCCACCATCAAATCCACGTTACCAAACGTGACTGGTGCAATCACAGCGACACAATCAGAACTCAATAAGCTAGATGGTGTTACAGCGTCCACTAGCGAAATCAATAAGCTGGACGGACTGGAAGCCACGACATCCCAATTGAATGCTTTAGCCGCTACTGGTGGCATCCCATCTGGCGGTATCATCATGTGGTCGGGGTCGATAGCATCCATACCTACTGGGTGGGTCTTATGTAATGGCTCCAATGGTAGCCCCGATCTTCGTAATCGGTTTGTTGTGGGTGCTGGTTCATCTTATAACCCTAGTAACACTGGGGGCGCAGATACTGTCAGCCTATCTACAGCCAACCTACCAGCACACAATCACAGCTTTAGTGGCTCTGGTACTACAAGTACCGCTGGCAATCACAGGCATGGTAACATTGCGAACCCACTAATGAATGATAATGGTCGTGATGGGGATGCTGGCTCTAACTCTACAGGTATCAATGAATACGATAGACTAGGTGCATACACAGACTACGCTGGCGACCATACACACACAGTTTCAATTAGTGGTACAACAGGCAACACAGGTAGCGGAACGGCTCACGAAAACAGACCCCCCTACTATGCCCTAGCCTACATATTTAAAACATAATGGAGTAAGTTAACCATGACTAACCTACCTATCAGGGGGCTTGGTGCGGTAGGTGTCATAACAGACATTGACCCATATAGCCTACCCATAAATGCTTACACTCGCGCCAAGAACGTCAGGTTCAATGAAGGCAAGGTAACAAGAGCACCAGTCTATAGAGACATCTCAGGTAATCTTACGATTAATCCTAAGTTTATCTATGGGGTTAGTGCCTTGGCTGGTTTTGATGTAGTTCTAGTAGTGGGTGATAACTTTGACATCTATGAGATGTCTAATGGCATCTTAGCACAGAAGTACAATAGTTCACTAACAGCATCGCCTGTTACACCCGTGACAGCAACGATCCTTGCAGACGTACAGTATATCAATAGATCGAATGCCGTGCCAGTACAAAGAGTGCCCAGCGCATCTAATTTCTCTGTCTTACCTAACTGGCCTTCGAACACCACGACGACAGCTATTCGTTCCTATGGTGACTTCTTGATTGCTCTTGGAACTATAGAAAATGGCGTGGAGTACCCAAACAGGGTTCGCTTCAGTGACCCAGTTCTAGCTAACCAAGTGCCTACGACTTGGGATGAAACCGACTTAACCAATAGTGCTGGGTTCAATGACCTTGTGCAAATGAAGACCCCCATAGTCGATGGGGCAACCCTTGGCTCCAACTTCCTTGTCTATTCACAAGACCAAGTGTGGATGATGGAGTTTGTCGGTGGTGCATTCATATTTAACTTTAGGAAAATCTTCGACGACGCTGGGGTAATAAACCAGAACTGCATACAAGAAGTTGAAGGTAAGCACTATGTCTTTGACCGCGATGACATCTATATGACCGATGGGAACACACGTCAGTCAATATGTGATGGGCGTGTACGGGAATACATCTTTAGCGGCCTAGACAACTCTAGGACTGACAAGTGCTTCATACTGCATAACTCACTACTTGAAGAATTATACTTCTGTTATCACTCAGGCGATGACATGGCTGAACTTACAGATGCAGACAAATGCAATCGGGCGGCTGTCTATAATTATAAAGAAGACAACTGGTCATTCTACGATATGCCAAACGTGGTAAGTGGAACCGAAGCCAACGTGAACTCAGTGTCTACTTATGCTGAATCTACGACTACCTATGATGACGTGGGTGGCTCATACCACTCTCAAGAAAGCCCATACCAAAGACACCCACTATTACTTGGGAGTTCTGGGGTGGGGATAGCCGATAGTAAAGTCTATGGTATCGACTTGCTTGAGAAGGGTTCATTGTCACAGTCCATAGATACCAACGTGTCTAACCCGTTCTTCTTAGAACGTGTGGGTCTTGACCTTGATGACCAAGGCATTCCCCTGACTGGCTACAAAGTCATATCTAGGATTACACCGCAGATTTCTACCGACAGTTCTAATGGTACATTCGAGTTTACATTCGGAGCCGCAGACTTACCCCACGCCGCGCCTAACTATGGGTCGATGGTGGGCTTTGATGCGCTATCCCAATACAAGGTGGATGCCCGTATGTCTGGCAGATACCTGTCATACAAGATGTCCACATCAGCAGACAAAGACTTCAACTTTACAGGTATGGATGTCGAAGTCGCTGTAACTGGTAGGAGATAACAATGGCTATCTCAGATAAAATAAACATGCTTGTGTCTGCTTATGTCAGGCGCACAGCACCAATACTATCTCCAGAGTTCTTAGCAAACTATCTGCAAGAGGAACTAAGAGAAATCGAAGCGTCTATTAAATCACTAGCAGACGCAAGTGTCCAAGTTACCGATAGAGAGCCTACCAACCCAAGAAAGGGAATGGTGCGTTTTGCTATCGCTCCTTGGGAACCAATCGGATCAGGCGTATCTAAACTCGTTGTCTACAATGGCACGTCTTGGGTAGCTTTATAACAAAAGGAATATAATATGTGGGGCGCATTAATAGGTGCTGGAGCCAGCTTACTTGGCTCAAAGATGCAATCAAAATCACAAGATAAAGCAAACGCGGCAAAGATGGCGGCGTTCAATCAATACAAGCCATACGTGGATGCTAACTTAAAAGGTAGTGAAGCCGCATTGGATGGTGTCTTAAACACTGGAGCCTACCAAGGTGACACTTATGCTGGAGCAAATGGCTTTCAGACTGGCACAGCCAATACTATGGGTAACTTTGGTACTAATATGATGAATAGCGGTAATGCCATGATGGGCAATACAGCTGGCTTTGGTAACAACGCAAACTCATTGTACGGACAGTATCAAGGCATGTCAGAAGCGGCACAACAAGATCGCCTTGGCAACGCTATGAACTACGCATCAGCAAACTCTGGTGGTCTAGTAGACGCCGCAATGCGCGATGATCGTCGTAATCTACAAGAGAACACTTTGACTGGCATAGACATGGCGGCATCAGGTTCTGGCAACACGAACTCCAGTCGCGCTGGTGTAGCGGAAGCAGTAGCTAACCGAGCATACGACGACAGACGTGCCGATGTAGCTACAAACATCCAGAATAGTCTTATAGATCGCAGTCTGAACCAACAGGCACAACAGTTTGCTGATCAAGGTTCTGCATTGCAAGGTGCTGGACAAGCAAACCAAAGCATCCAAAGTGCTTATGGTGTCGGCATGAATACTTTAGGTCAAGGTGCTAACTTCGGCATGAACGCTGGTAACGCCTTACAGGGATATAACCAAGCACAGCTGAATGATCAGAAGACTCAGTTTGAAGCACAGCGAGACTTTGAATTAGAGCAACGCAAAGGCTACCAATCAGGTGTCTTAGGTAAGGCTCCAAGTTCATCAGGTGCTGGCGTAACGGCTAACTTGAACAATCCGTATGCCGCCGCAATGGGTGGTGCAATGAATGGCTTTGGTTTCCAGCAAGAGTTTTTCCCACAGCAAACATCATTCTATAGGCCAACTGTAGGTGCAACAGCAAACCCACACATGAGATAAAGGAGGTTTCTAATGTCACGCGCAGTATTAAAGCCGAAGAAAAAGAAAAAACCAGTATTATCTGAGTTTGTGCCAAAGGCATACCCTAATCAAAAAGTACAGGGTGGTATGGGAGTTCTCATGCCAACACAGTTTAATGGTGGCGTAGCTACAGGAGACCACTCCCCTGTTCTCGAAGAAAAGCAAGAGTATGTGGCTCCTAATGTTTATGCTGGTTACGAGGATTTAACCCAAGAAGAGTTTGTTGAACTAGCCAAGAACCCAAACCCAGATGTAGTAAACGAAAACTACGACTTCTCTGGGGTACAAGCGGCTATTGAAGAGTACAACAAAGAGCCAGAGGTCGTTCCACAAGCCTCATATAATGAAGAGCGATACAACGCACCACCAATCGAAGCATCTATAGCTTTAGCTGAAAGTGCTTTTGAAGATGATCAAGAAGCAGTTGCAGTCGTTAACCAAGAGAACCCTGTTCTCGAAACTAAAGGTGAAAAGGTTGGCGCGGAAGTCTCGAATGATGCTGTTCTTACAAACCAGAAAGAACCAGCTGTCGTTAAAGATAAAGGCGTTTTAAAGAAAAGACTTACGACAACAGCATCTGAAGATCGTATGTCCTCACCTGTAAGTGCAAATGCCCGTGGTTCTGCGATGCCAGATGGTAAAATAGGCAGAAACGAAATGCTTATGCGTATGGGTGCTAGAATGATGGCAGGGTCTACTCAGGGTTATGGAGCCGCTATGGATGCGGCCTTCACTGAGATGGGTGCTATGCAGGATTCCAACCGACAAGCTGAAATGGATGCTTTCAATAAAGCAGAAGCAACAAGACTTGCTGAAGAACGCATACAGGTACTTAGGGACAAAGCGAACGCAAAGAACGCCAAGACACCTAATACTGCGGCGATGCAATATGGTCAGGCGGCACTAAGTGCTATTGATCGTATTGAGTCACTTGTTAATGCAGAGCAGAAATGGGTTCCTTGGGATAATACAACAGGTCTCATTGGAAACTTGATGAAGACAGTCCCAGCTTCAGCGGCAAATGATGTCTTACAGAACATTAAGACAATCGAGGCGGCTGTTGGTTTCGACAGGCTACAAGCAATGCGTGATGCGTCCCCAACTGGCGGTGCTCTAGGACAGGTATCTAATATAGAACTTGACCTATTGAAATCATCATTAGGAAACTTGAACCAATCACAAAGCAAAGAGCAGTTCATGGCGAACCTTAAACAAGTTCAGAAAGTCTATAACGAAATTGTTCACGGCAAAGGTGATGGTAGCAAAAAACCATCTGGATCAAACGACAGTGAATACACAGATGATGAAATGAAATATCTTAACAGTTAGAGGTAACAATGGCTGATTATACTGTAGAAGACTACAAGAAAGCGGCAAAGAAGGCTTATAATGCTGGTGATGTTAAATCAGCAAAAAGTCTAATTGCTCGCGGTCAGGCATTAGAGGCTCAAGTCACTAAAACTAATGAGGCTGACACATCCTATAGTGGTGCTTGGACTTATGGTAAGGACAATGCTGGTAAACTTATTGGTAAAGGTCTCCAAAGTTTTGGTGAACTCACAGGAATAGAGAAGGCAGAAAACTATGGTCAAGAAATGGCTGAACGCAATGAACAAGAGATTGCGGAAGCGAACTACCAGCGTCCAGAAGGTGCTGATGGCATCGTTAAGAACATTCGCGAAGGCGACTTTAAGAATGCTGGTAAATCTCTACTCTACGGAACTGCGGAAGCCGCACCACAGGTTGTAGCTGGTACAGCCGCATCTATCGGTGGGGCTATGGCTGTAAGTTCTGCACCTATTGTAGGTACAACTATAGCTATCGGTGGTACAGTCTATGGTACATTGAGTGCCCTAGGCGAAACTCGTGAAGAAAACGCTGAAAAAGGCGTGGACGAGACTGCAACCATGCAAGACTTGGGCACAGCTGTAGCTTCTGGCCTTATAGAACTACTGCCACTTAAAGGTGGTGGTTACACTGTAAAAGTTCTTAAAGAAGGACTACAGGAAGCTGGTCAAGAAGCTGTAATCATGGGTAACACCGCTATAAAAGGTGGTGAGTATGTTACTGATGAAGTCTTCAACCGCATGGGTGACGCTGGTTTAATCGGCTCTACAATTGGTACGGCTTCTAACACAGCCCTCACCGCAGTTGATAAAGCTGGTCAGGTTATTCTGAAGCCACGTAATGAACTTGCACCAGAGATAGATGAAGCGGCTGGCGATGTAGCCAGAATGCTTAGAGAAACCGCTGATGGTAGCGGATTTAATCTCAAAGACATCAACCCGTCATCTCTGAAGGGTGCTGATGAGACAATGAATGCTGTTCGTAGGAAAATACACAGCGAAGTGAAGTCATCGGCTGACCAAATAAGAAAACAGATTGTAAAAGACCTAGACCCTGAGACCCTTGAGAGGTTCAATAACATCGTAAAGGCTTCTAACCAGAAAGTCGGAAGTGGTGTTACGACCCAAGAGATAAAGTTTGTCAAAGACATAGCTGGATCAACAGAACTTGGTCAAAAGATGATAAATGGGCTCTATAAGTCTAATGCACTTACAGAAGTGTACGCATCTGGACTAAAAGGCGGTATCTCACAGTTTACTGATGCCTTTAACCCCTTCCAGAATGTTGGCAGGGCTTATGGTATCGGTGGTAGCACTATAGCTGGTGCTTTCAGTGGTTCATCTGCTTTCTATTCTGGAGGTGCTACTCTAGGACTTGCCGCTGGTGGACGTGCAATTGATGCAGTCACAGGCCGTAGGTCTAAAGTTAATCGCTTTGTGAACAAGAACGCTAAGAAAGTCGGTCTATCCAAACCAACAGGCACAGACCTACCTTTAAATAAAGCACAGCAAGAAAAGAAAGCTAAAGACGCTCAAATAGCGGCAAATAATGCTAAGAGGGACGCCGCAAAAGCTGAAAGAGCTAAACAGTCAGCTGAAATGAATATCGTGAAGTTTAATGAGGGATATGCTCCTAACTACGGCGACCCAAATCTAAACCAAAAGGCTGACCCTAGAGGAACAGTGCACAACGCACTTGCTCAAGAAGGTAGTCTCGAAGGCATGTCTGTCAAAGATATAGATGCTGAAATACAAAGAGTTATTGATGCTAAATTGAAAGACGCAAACACGCCTAAGTGGGTAAAGAAAGCCCTTAGAAGGTATGATGGGTTCAATAAGCAAGGTGCAATGCCAAAAGGCGACAATACACTTCATTTAGCTATTGGCGCGATACGGAATGGTTTTAACTATTCTAAGATTGTCCCAACTAACCCAACGCCA